CGCTTCAGCCCCCCCCACGTCAACGGGGTAAATCCTCGTTCTCGGTCCCTTGAGGAGGTATCATGGAACCCTATCTGAAGACAAAGAGAAATTCTCTCGATGTATCTCGTATTACTTCTACCTGGTTAGATCCCAACCCGCAACCTGCCCCTACTATCAATGGAGGGGCCGATTCGTGGAATGAGTTTCTTTCCGGATGGAAAAATCCGAGGCATCGTCAACAGATCGGGGATCATGAAAGCGCCGGTACTCCTATGAGTGCCGAAACACGCAACGTGAAGGGGTCCATTAAGGCCTATGCTAGAGTTGACTATTATGCCAACGTAGCTAATCCTAACCAGACCCATCGGCGCAACTATGGTATTGCTTACCTTAGTTCACGCTTTGCTTCACCGACCTCTCTCGATATCCGAGCCGCCTCCAACGACGCCGTTCTAGCCTATCTTCAAGACGCTCGTAACCAAATGCGCTCCTTACAGGGCGGTGTGGTTATGGGTGAGTTGAAGAAAACGCTAACGATGATCGCCAATCCTTCAAGGAGATTTCGACGTCGCATTGACGAATATGTCTGGCTAGCGCGGAAACGCGCTAAACAGGCAAAGCGTTATGCGACGCAAGCCCACTTATCGCGACCTCAAGAGAGGAAGCATGTGGAGCGCGCCTTGTCGGACACTTGGCTCGAGGCTTCTTTCGGTTTTCGCCCATTAATAAGCGATACGAAGGATGCCGCGGAAGCTCTCGCCGAAAGCATTAACCGCTTCAAGGGGCAATATGCACCCTGTTTCGGCTATGCAAAACGTGAGGCTTCAATCTCTCTCGGTGGGGATCCTACTATTGTACAGATCCCCGTCAACGACATACGTTACCTCATTAATCGTGAGGCACACGCTCTCGCTGAATCGAGATTGAAAGGCCAAGTGGCTCTAGAGTTTGATAACCCTCTCTCTATGCGTATGGATCTGTTTGGCTTTAGCCTTTCAGATTTTGTACCCACAGTTTGGGAGTTAATACCCTATAGCTGGTTGATCGATTACTTCACCAATGTTGGTGATGTACTCTCTGCTTGGACATTTCCGATGGATAGATTGAAGTGGACGAATCAGACTCACCGGCTTCACCGCTTTTTGCGGGTGGCCGGCGGGATGATCCCCCCTTCTTCTTTCCTATCGTCAAGTGCCCGAGTAGTGTCGAGTTACGGTGATTCGTTGAATTACGAGTCGAATATCAAGACTGTGATCCGCGAGCCCGTGAATCCCTCACTCCCTTCCTTAGGGTTGAGGCTTCCCGGTCTGAGCACGAAGTGGATAAACCTCTTCGCGCTCGGCAGGTCACGTCGTGTGTTTTGACTCTTCCCTTAAACCCTCTTGGAGTCTCGTACTCATGACGATATCCGTTTCCTCGCCTGTTACAGGTTCTGCCCAAACAGGCCTCACGTCGCCTACCTATACGGTAGTCGCCGATACTGCCCCGACGACGGGTGGCAAGCAATACGCCGTTACGGCCCTTGGTGGGACGCAAACGGGTGTGCGAGTTCACTCGGCTTCGGATCCGTTTACCGTGACTTTTGAGCGGCCAGCTTCTATTCGAAGCGCACCGCTCCCAAATCCAGTAACCGGGGTTATTGGAAACGTCCCGAGGAATAGTTACAAGTATCGCCTCCGCAAGGGAGTGATTCCTGTTACTGGCCAAAATCCGCAGGTTATGCTCTTTACCGGGTCATTTGATGTCCCGGCTGGAGCTGATCTTGCTGATTCCGCCAACCTCAGGGCCGGCCTTTCGCTCTTTATTGGAGCGCTTAGCCAGCAGTCTGCTGGTTGGGGGGATACCCTCGCCAGCGCCGTTATTTAACGGGGGTTTACCATGTTGGTCTACATTACTTGCTCAGATGTTAAGGAGTCCCCTTTTTGGGTATTCCTTGACGAAATGGCTCGTGAATTGGACACAAGGATTGTCTCCTCACAAGAGAAGACTTCTCCGGATGCTAATTCGCCTGCTACTATCGTCCAGGTCGTGATTGAGTTAAACCCAATCATGACTGTCGACGACATTACTGAGCTCGTTTTGGGGATCCGCAGGGTTTACCCGACTGTCTCGTGTTCCGACCCCTATTGGGGAGAGAACTGTTTCCAGTAAGTACCAGTGAGGCCTTATGGTCAGTCGACCTGACGCTCTTTTATTGGACCTTCTAGAAGACCTTAGTCCCTACCTATCGCTCTCTGAGTATTCCGCGAGGAAGGCTCAGATCCAGCCATGGGATAGGGTCGATACCGTTGCTGCTAAGCTCCTCGTGAACAGTTTCCTGAAGAAATTCAGGTATACTGCTACTAAGGAAGCAGATCAGCGCGCTCTCGAAAAGTTTGAGGCTATCAATGATGGCTGCAAACTGTTTAAGGTCGAGTGTCATGAGCTCTACGACGACATTTTCTGGGGGGAACTCCGCAAGGAGATCCACTCAGCGCTTGTCGAATCAGATCTCATCGCGCCGTGCTTTGGTCAAATTCTTGATCATGGACGGCTCGGGCCTGGTGCTAGTTTGAAAGCGAGGGGAACAGACTTCTATACGAAGATGTTCGACTCGCCCATTTCGTGCACCAAGTCTTCACTCTACGGCGTTTTACGCCGCCACTTTCAGTCCGACCCCCGTTGGAATGAAGCACTAGAACTTAGTGCCCAAACTTGGGGGGGCTGCGAGGTGGTAGAAGGTAACCGTATCTCTTTCGTACCCAAAGACGATGTCATCACACGTTCCATATGTACCGAGCCCTCTGGGAATATGTTTTTCCAGCTTGGGTTAGGTAGGTTGATAGAGGACATGCTTTTCAGGCGTTACGGACTAAACATCCGTAGGCTTGGTAAGTACGCACCTCAGACCGAGAGGAATCAGGCTCTGGCTTGTGCCGGGAGCGAGCTGGGTGTCTATTCAACAATAGATCTCCAGAGCGCCTCCGATTCAATGTCCCTTAACCTGGCTAGGTTTCTCTTTCCCCGCCATTTTATGGCGATGTTGGAGTACCTACGCTCTCCATGCTCCTATATAGGAGATAGGAGAATTGACCTCCATATGGTGTCTACTATGGGGAATGGTTTTACCTTTCCTCTGCAGACTTTTCTTTTTACGTGTGTTGTTGTCACCTGCTATCGTATGCTTGGTATTAAAACCAAGTATCCGCGTGGCAGTTCACTCGGGAACCTTGGTGTTTACGGAGACGATATAGTCGTCGCTACGGAAGCGAATGACTATATTTGTCGTAAGTTAACACTTTTAGGCTTCCGCGTGAATCGTGACAAATCCTTTGACAAGGGTGCATTTCGCGAGTCCTGTGGGGGTGACTTCTTTCGAGGCCACCCCGTTCGCGGTGTCTACGCCAAAAGCGTAGATACCGTTCAGGATCGCTACGTGCTTGTCAATCGGCTTATCGATTGGACTCGTATGACAGGAATACCTGTCCCGCGCGTCTGTCGATCTCTCATCCGTACAGTACCTCTTTTGGAGGTACCTTTGGCTGAGAATGCCGATTCGGGTATACGTACTCCTTTTAATCTTCTAACGAAGAAACCGGTTCTGGATCGTGACACACAGTCTGTTAAATACAGGCGGTGGGTCGCGCGTCCAGCCCGGCTCAGGGTAGTACCTGAGGAAAGGCGTATATATGTCCCGAAGGGGAGCAGAGTTCGAAACTTCAATCCTGAAGGTCTCTTACTCTGCTTCCTGGCACGGTCTTTGGATTCGTGTATCATTGCCGTCAGGCATGACGACGTGATATACGAAAAGAAAGTAGGTATCAGTCCTAACTGGGACATGATACCAACGGGCCTAGGTGGTTTCCACCTAGGGGGAAGGACGTCTCATGAAGAGGCGTTTCTACTAAATCTGAGGAAATAGTAGAGTTCCCGGGCATGAAGCCCTCCG